ATATCATTGAGATGGAGAAGGTAGTCGATGAATAATGATGCTTTATGTTTAGAGAATCTGGTTAATAAAGTAGACTACAACTACATGAATACGGTGTATGAGCCTTCTATACCTGCTCTGTCATACATTAACTTTATTAAACTGGTTAATGGTTCTACCGGAGAGGAAAACAAATCTCCGGTAATCCATATGGATATGGTGGATAATGCAAATGAGTATGATAATAACTTATTTATAGCAGCTCGTGGAACAGCCAAAGCTTTAGCACTAACAGAAAGTATATTAACCCCTACTGGTTCTAAAAGTATACGGGATATAGTTGTAGGGGATACAGTGTATGATCGTGAAGGTAAACCAACTAAGGTAATATTGGAAAGTGAAGTATTTCACAAACCTATGTATCGAATTATGTTGGAAGATGGGAGAGAGTTAGACGTATCTGGAGACCACTTAAATATTGTACGCAAGAGAACTCATCAAGGTTTTACTGAGGAAGTGTTAACTACTGAGGAGATCATAAGAAAAAAGGTACATACAAACCGTAAAGTGTGTTGGAGGAATCCTACAGGTAAAGAAACAAAATGGTATATTCCCCTAAACGGTTGTGTAAAGTACTCCACCAAAGATACTCTACTAGATCCATATACTGTAGGAGTATTATTAGGGGATGGTAATATAGGTTCAGATGGGTATTCAAGAGTCCATACACATATAGACGATCTTGATGAACTAAGGGCGTATATTCCTTATACAACAAGTACAGTACGTAAGGATAAACGTAACCCAAATACAGTACGATTCTCCTTACGAGGTGTAAGCAAACAAGTGAAGGCTTTTGTAGGAACTGCTAACACGTATACTAAGCGTATTCCTCTAGAGTTACTTACTGGTAGTGTTAAGCAACGTAAGGAAGTATTAAGGGGGTTAATGGATACGGATGGTACTGTTACCACTAAAGGTAGAGATACTTCCTTTTCTTCTGTGTCGTGGCATTTGGCTGAAGGAGTGACTCATTTAGTTAGAAGTCTTGGAGGTAGGGCTAAGTGTGTTAAAAATATGTGGGATGGGTATTCATCTTACAGAGTACATCTGCTTACAGATTTCAATCCATTTAAGTTAAGTAGAAAGGCTAACTTATGGCAACCTTGCACAACTAATAAATTAGTACATGTAGGTATAGTAGACATAATACCAATACCTGAGGTACCTTCCAAATGTATAGGGGTTGCTTCAAGCACTCACTCTTTCTTAACAGAATCTTGTGTAGTGACCCATAACACGACTGCTCTACATGAGTATATGATCCTCTATTTAGCCACATATGGGGAGTTCTTTGACTTTGGTAAGGTGAATGTAGGTATGTATATTTCTGACACTATAGACAATGGTGTTAAGAGTATGCGTAAGAACTTACAGTTTAGGTATGACAATTCTGAGTTTCTACAAAAATATGTACCTTTTGCTAGGTTTACGGATGTCAGGTGGGAGTTCCGGAATGTAGATGGACATATGCTCTGTTTCAGAGGATTTGGAGCTAGTACAGGGGTTAGGGGTTTTAAGGAGTATGGTGAGAGACCTACTTGGTTGGGTATGGATGACCTTATGAGTGATAAGAACTCTACATCACCTACCATCATTAACGATATGAATAATATTATCTATAAGGCTGCAAGACAAGCAATGCATCCCGATAAACGTAAGATTATTTGGACAGGTACACCCTTTAACCAGAAAGATCCTTTGTATCAAGCTGCTAAGTCAAAGTCATGGAATACTACAGTATACCCTATATGCGAGAAATACCCTTGCGCTAAGAAGGATTTTCAGGGTGCATGGGATGACAGGTTTCCATGGGAGTTTGTAAAGGCTGAGTATGATCTGTTGTTAGAAGCAGGACAAATAAACGCATTTAACCAGGAACTTATGTTGAGGATTATGAGTGAAGAAGAGAGAATGATACAGGATACAGATATCCAGTGGTACAGTAGAGGTGATCTAGTTCGTAGGAAGAGTTCATACAATTTTTACATCACTACTGATTTTGCTAATACTGAAGCAGAGTCTGCAGACTACTCAGTAATCTCTGTTTGGGCTATTAACCATAAAGGTATGTGGTTCTGGGTTGATGGCATCTGTAAGAGACAGTTGATGAATAAGAATATTGATAGTTTATTTCATTTGGCTCAGAAGTGGAAGCCTCAAGAGGTAGGGGTAGAGGTATCTGGTCAACAGGAAGGTTTTATATCAATTATTCAGGCTGAAATGATTAAGAGAAATATCTTCTTTAATTTTGCTTCTGATAATAACAGTAATAGGCCTGGTATTAGGCCAGTCAATAAATCTAATAAGATGTCAAGATTCAATTTAGTACTTCCATGGTTCAAAGCAAAGTATATGTTCTTTCCGGAAGAGTTGAAAGGTAGTGTACCTATGATTGAGTGTATGGAAGAATTAGAATTAGCTGCAGTAGGGGGTTTTAAAAGTAAACATGATGATTTTATTGATAGTATATCTATGTTAGGAGTTATGGTAGTTTTTAGGCCCAGTGATGATAGTGTAGGTATGACTAAAAATGATAGTGATGATATTTGGGAGGATGAAGACCTTGACGATGATGTGTTAGGTATGCAATCATATATCGTATAAAAATATTTAACCATACAGAGGATGCTTATGTACTTAAAGAGGATTTTTGATGATTTAGCCTATGGAGAGTTCTCCAATATGGCCTTAAGTAAATCGCCTAATGGCTCCATTAAACAGGAAGACTACCCTAAGGTGGTCTCTTACATTAATCAGGCTTTAGTGGATATCTTTACCCGATTCCTGCTTAAGAAAAAGGAGTTTAAGTTACACCAACGAGAAGATAGGTCATTGTACTATATCCGAGAGGATAATGTAGGAGACCCTAACATAGGAGACCCTAATATCTACATTGATGGTACAGAACCAGATTGTATTGATGGGGATATAATTAAACCTATTGAGGCTTATGACTCTCTTGGGGAAGAGGTAAGAATTAATAATGGTGCATACCCGGATGATATATTTACATTAGAGTTTGATGTCTTTAAGATAGCTCCTAGAGATCCTTTAGAGGTATTCTCTATTGTGTACCAAGCAGCTCATGAAGATATTGTTATTGAGGAGGGTTTTGACCCAACTACTTATGAGATATATATCCCGAGGTATTTAAAGACTGCACTACTTGCTAATTTAACTGCAAGACTGTATAGAGGTAAGACAGGCAAAGTGGCTGAAGGACAGCAGAACTTAGCAAACACTTACTTATACCGCTATGAGCAGGAAATGAGCCGTATTGAGGACTTAGGGCTTACTCAGGAGGTAATAGAAGAGAATGAGAACTTTGATAATGGAGGTTTCCCATGAAGCCAGGAAAGTATGATATAGAGGTTAATCAAGGAGGTACTTACGAGTCTGGAGCAATCTCTAGGACTGTAGAAGGAGTATCTTTAAATTTTGGTGTGTATACCTCAATTACTTTAAGGGTTAAGCAGGCATGGAAGCATACAGGTGTTATTACCGATGATGAACCACTGTTAGAGATATCTATGGCTTCAGGGCATATTATAGTTGCTGGTGATGAATTATCCATATCTATAGTTATACCTACTTCAGAGATAGATGCTTATACTTTTGAGTCTGGTAGATACTTTTTAGATTTACATACAGCAACTCTTGATCATAAACTATTGTATGGTAAATTTACTGTTATAGGGGAAGATGATATATGAGTGATATAGTCCGGGTAAGTTTAGAAGGGGAACCGGATACCCTCACAATAGATAATGGCTCCCCTGTTATCACAATAGATGATGGGGAGAATGTAGTAGCTATATCTCCTGAACCAGACATAATACTTACTACTGATGAGAGACCTGAGATTGTAGTTACTTATGACTTCAGTACCCATATAGGGGTAACAGCCCTGTTAGCTATGTTAACTGACTCTCTGGATGTAGGACAGTTTGTTCCAGAATTAGCTTCAGACATACAGTTAATGAATGACCTATGGTTTAGGGTTGGGGATGATATAGAGCAGGTTCTTATCTCAGAGGATGTTGATTCTATAGTCCAAATATCTTCTACTTATACAGATACTGAGATAGAGACCTTAGCTGTTGATGTAAGGCTTGTAGAGGATGGTGTTGTAGCTAATACTTCAGCTATCACTCAGACAGCCACAGATCTCACGTTATTGGTCACAGAACTCGATACATCTACTGAGGATAGTTTTACAGCCCAATCAGCCAGAATCGACGTAAATGCCTCTGGTATTAACTCATCTGTTATCCGTATGGATGGTATAGATGGTGATATTACCCAGAACTCTTCTGATATAGTTCAGAATGCGTTAGGGGTAGCTACAGAGGTAATAGCTAGAGAAACCTTAGAAAATGGTACTGTAGCAGATAATACTTCCAGATCTGTACAGACAGCAGACTCCTTGATTGATGTTATTACCGATGCTGATTATGTAGAGGGTAGGTTAGATACTGCAGAGGTATCCCTAACTGCTCAAGGACAGGCTATTACGGTTATGTCCCAGTCATTAGAAGATGATCTGTACTCTTTAACAACTACCCAAACTATTACCCCCGGAGCTTATGGGGTAAGCATTACCGAAGATACTGGTAGTGGTGCTCTCTATGTTACTGGGTTTGAGTTAGTATTACACCCTCTATGGACTGTAGGTGGTCCTACTTATGGTTTTAGGTATGTAGTGGATGATGTAGTCACTTACACTGATACTAAAACTTATAAATGTATACTGGCCCATACTGCTACAGTAGATAATTCTCCTGGTTCAGTAGCTACAACTACCTACTGGGTAGAGGAAACAAATGGTGCCCAATCAGAATTTAATATCCGGGCAGACAGTTTTAGTGTTATAGATCCTTCTGGTGGAGTGCCTATAGATGTCTTTAGTGTTAATGGCGGTGTAGTTACTATCAATGGTGATTTAGTTATTGGTGGTTCAGTTGAGTCTGATACCTATGCTGCCCAGAATCCTGCTGTTAGTTGGTACCAGCTAGATCATACAACAGGTACTGCAGACTTTAACAACATGGAGGTGTCTTTTACGGGAGGTAGTTCTATCTCCGTAGGGACACTACAAGACTCTGTAGGTAATATGATTATAGATCTTACTAATGCAGAGATTACGATTAATAAAGCTGATGGGTTATTAATAGATTCTGCTGGCGGTTTAGTCGTTAACTCAGGTGCAGGAATAGCAGTTACTGCAGGTGGGGATATCTCTATAGATTCTGTTAGTGGCAATAACGGTGAACTTAAATTCTTATACAATACATCTGTTATATGCGATCTGTATGCATCCTATGATGCTCGTGGCGATTTTATGATTGAGTCTAATACAGCCAGCCAAGCAAATGATTTAAAAATGCACAAGTGGTGGAGTATAGAGCAAGAAGCAAGGCAAATATCTTTAGATGCGTATTTATCTGGTTCATCACTCAGGAAAGGTTCTATTAGTTGTATCCCAGATCAACTATTTCTTTCTGCTGCTGGTGGGTATGCCTCAACGCCAGGCTCGGCAGTATTAGAATTACACAGTGGCGCTGATGTAGATTGTAAGGCTGAACTTCTGGTTATATACGGTACTGCCCAGTATCACAGAATAAAGATGACGCAAGGTGTCGAAGTACATACAGGGCTATTAGCTAAAGCACATGATAACGCACTAGACACTCTTATACCGGGATCAGGAGATCATTACTACTATACTGAACTTGTTACTGGCTTCCCAAGTATACGTTTTAATGCAGCCGGGGTATTTTATAGTAAATATTCGTGGATATAATATAACAAGAGGTCAATATGAATGTTTAAAGAGGCTGGTTTACGTGACAGATTAAAAGAAATACTTGCTTTCTTGGTTCAAATATGTACACTTAAAGTGAAACTTAAATATGAGGAATATAATGGCAGAAGATACTACTACAAGACCAGCAGAAGAAGATATGGAGCCTCTTACAGAGTGGGCTAATGAACCTACACTAAAAGAGCTTAAGCAGAATCTTGACGATGCTGATATAGATA